ACCTCCAGCACCACCTCCACCTGCAAAACTTCTACCAGTTACAGCAGATAATATTTTCTCAAGTAAACTGATTACTTGATTTTCTTTGTGTTTTATTTCGCCTTGTCTTTGTTCGCCTTCTCTTCTTATTTCTGCTGATTCTGATGCACTGGTAGATGTAGTAGATGAACCGCCTACTGAATCAAGTTCTGCTTGTGCTTGTTTTAATTTAAGGTTTGCTCTATTTCTTTTTGATGAGGGTTCTCCAGAGCCGGGTGCATCTCCTCCTAATGCCCAATCAGTAAAGTTTGCACCAAATATTGTTTTGAATATACCAGCACCAAACATGTCAGACTGAGGCATTACACTGCCCATTTTAACTTTCGCCGCTCTAGTAGAACCAGTCGCAAGAGAGTCGGCAAGTTCTGTTATATAATCCCCTTCGATTCCACCTTGGCCAGAAGCAATGGCCGCGATATCTTTTGCTCGTATTTGGATTTGTCTAAGTCTGGCAGAATCTGCATCTGTGCCTTCTTTTACTAGGTTATCTAATTCTTCTTTTAATACTTTACTCGAAGCAGAAAGTTTGCCATCTTCTTTGTCAAATAAAGCAGTTAGATATGCTTGTGTTTCAGCAACTTCACCAATAATATCTCGAATTGATTCCTTACCCAACTCATGAATAGTCATAGTAGCGCGAACACCCTCTTTGGCTTCGGCTACCCTTTGTTGCAATTCTTCAATTCTGTTTTTTATATCTGCCATATTTTATTTATTGTTGTTGATGTCTGACTGTTCTTTCATTTTGTTCTTTGACAAATTTGTGTAACAATGATATATAAATTTCTCTCTCCCAAGGTATCATATTTTCTAATTCTTCTAGTGAATAGTTATGGTGATGCATCATCTGAAAATTGAGTTTATAATAAACTACAAGACATTCATGAGAGAGGCTTAGAGAAAAAAATCTCGAATACCTCCTAAAATCATTTTATTCTTTTTTTTGCATTTTCTACACTCAAAATTAACAGTATGACGAAGTTCTGGCATAGTTTCAAAGAATTTTAATATACTATCGAATTGTTTGTGAGTAAGTTCTCCAACAAATTTAATTAATTCTTCTATAGAATAATCTTCTGATTTGTATACATTTTCTCCATCATAAATTGTTTCTATACAACATGCAATCGCTTCAAAACTTTCCGCATCTGGATTTAATGGGTCATCAATTACAGAAGATGCCATTTCGATAGTTGGATATTTCATTATTATTCCTCTATCTGATGAAAGTTCAATTTTATTTGTGTGTCCTTTATGAGTCTTTAATTTGATTTTTGTCAAATCAATTTCCACTGGATTTGATTCTCCACAGTGTTTACATGTTAATTCGGGTGTGGATGTTTCCCCTACAGATTTTGCTCTGATGTTTATAAACATAAAACATAAATCTGGTATTGATAATTCTTCAGGGTTTAATGTTCCATATGTACAATTAGAAATTACACCTTTAAGTGCTGTTACTATTTGTTCTATTTCTGCACTTTCAAGTGCCATCAATAATATTTTTTCTTCTTTTACTATAAAAGGTCTAAATTTAACCTTCTTTTTACAAGCCGGTAAAGTTATAGAATACTCTGGTAGTATTGGTTTAGGTAAAGTTATTGTTTTTGTTGTCATTATAATTCTCCATTATTTTAAATAAAATCTCCAAGTGCATCTGATAGGAAGTTTCCTATAATATCTTCTCCCTGTTGGGTCATTTGTCCGGGGTCTAAACCCCAAGGAAGACTAATGACATGTCCGCCAATTGCAGTCGGAATCATAGGGAATGGGAAGTCTTCTGTGGCACCTTGAAGCCATCTGTCTACTCTCCCTACTAAATCCAATCTGTCTATAAGTCCTTCTAAGAAACCCACTTCGTCTGGCATTTTGATTCGCCATTTCCTATAAGAAAAAGATATTGGTTGTTTATTAACTTCGTTTGTTCGTTCATCGCCGAATTGAATAGGGCCTATTGTTTTTGGATATGCTTTTTCCAATACAATTCTCATTATTGGATTATCTTCTAAATCTAGTTGTGTAATTTCTATATCTCTTGCATATGAATCTAAATATCCAATATTATGGGTTTTTTCATCGATAATTTGGTTTTGCCATTGTTGGAATTTATTTCTTTCATAATAATCACCAGACAATTTGAATACTGCTTCCATGTCCCCTGCGAAAGATTCTTCATAAGGCATTTCATAAACAGGTCCATGATATTTAATTTCTTGGGTTGCAATAGTTTTTCCTGGCATTACACAACTTTCACATGAAACACACAATCTAAGATTATCTGTAGCCCCCATATTAGTGAATGCTATTTCATATTTATGGGGGTATGAAAGTTTATGTGCGGCTATACTTGCAACCATGCTATTAATTCTGGTTGGTACATTTGATTTTGGTGGTATCAAGTTATCGAGAAAACCGCCCGCGGTTTCTCTTACATTATCGAATATAGGACCGATAGTTTGTTCTAATGGATTTGTCATAACTCTGCACTCCCCGCCCGTTCTTCTACTAGTTTTTGTCTACTCTCCACCCACACTTGATTTTTATATGCCTTTTTAAATCTATGTATTGGTAAATGTATAGCAAAATCCCAATCTTTTGGGTAAATGTGCAACATTCTAGAACCAATATATTTGGTCTTGTATCTTTTGATACATGGGCGATAATACCTAAATTCTTTTCTCTTTTTCAGCAATTCATAAGTCAATTCTATTCTAGACCATTTATTGTTTATATTTCCTTTCATATGTCTTTTAACCAACATAAAGAACCTTTCTCTCATTTTTGGAGGAAGATAGTGAAAGTTTAATCCCATGAATCCATCTTTAGTATAATTTAAAAGAAAAATTAAAGGGACTACATCATAATATTTCAGTTTTGCTCTGGTTTTTGGTCTATAGTTGAATAGATACATGCCGCCTAGCCTTTTATATCCACTTTTTTGAATCAATCTAGTTCTATCTCTTAGAACAGTTTCTTCTGGAGATAATTCAGTACCTTCAAACATCTCTCTCACCAATTCTCTAAACCATTTCATTGCTTCCATAGAACCTCTACGGATACCAGTATCTTTAAACATTTCATCTAATGCATCAAAAATATTTTTCCTAGAAAGTATAACATCAGGAGAACCAATACGCCCAGTTTTGTAGGAAGATTGGGCGGATACAGGACCCCAATAAAATGGCGAATTCTGAATGCCTGGAGGTGGACTTAATTCATCCTCAAAATTTGTTTCTTCTGGTTCTGGCATATAAATATATATGTAAATTATGGGGAAAGAGTTTCATCTGTCATTATAATAAATCTCCATCCTCTATTTTCTGCATATTCGGTGGCGGCCTTCCATTTTGCAGAGTTTATTCCCCAATTTTTTACTTCTGTAAAATATGTTCGTGTCTTTCTTTCTGGTCTTTTTGGTGCTTTGCACTGTTTTTTTGGTTTTACTTCAATTAAAAGTGTTTCTATAATTTTATCTTTGTTTTTTATTTTAACTAGAAAATCTACAAAATATCTGTGCATTCTGTTATCAATTGGTGATTTATATGGTACTATAACTTCCTCTGAGCCCCATTCTAATATGGCGTCTGTTTTATCACAGTAAAGCATGAATCTTTTTTCTAATAAACTGCGATATACAATTTTTGTTGAGTCACCAATATATTTTTTAGGTTGTTTTGGTTTGTATCTTCCTTTATATGACATATATAAATATGTATGATGGTTTAAATAATTTTAACAACTTAAAGGAGAAATTATAATGACTTCAACTCTGCCAACCAACGAACAACACGGTGCGGCGTTCAATCCCTTCACAGACCCAATTGAGGTTGCTTCTGCGCCAATGGGAGCAAGAAAATCCCTCGAAGGATTCTGGTCCCCAGAATTACACGGCCATCTAAATTACGACCACGAGAGAATGGGAGGGACAAATGTAGCGCACACAGTAGGCGGTGGTGGATTTGGTTCTGGGAAATTATTGGAATTTCCAGAAAATGTGGGGACTGAAGACATGAAGCATTTTGTTGTATTTAACATTTATAATGGCATAGAAAGCGCTATGACCCCAGAAGAATTAGCACTATATGAAAGTGGAGAAACAAACGAATTACTAGGTGGGGCACTTACTAGTGCAACGACATTTGGGGTTACTACATTATTAACTGCCAAAGGAATTACTAAACTTTCAACAATGTCGACACGACTGCGAAACTTACCAAAAGTTGGACCTTTCATTGCACTAGCGGTGGGCGGTTATGCCGCATTTAAAGCATGGGGAGTAGGGGCAGATTTAGGCGGATATGCTTTGAATACTGAACAAGAAGCGGCCGCCCAAGCACAGTGGACTGAGGTTAAGAATGCAATTAAGGCAGCAGGACAAGCAGAAGCAGATATTGAATTTGGTGATGCAACACAAACTGGAAGACTTACCAGAATAGGAAAAGCACATGTAAAAAGTATGGATACTATTGCTATGTATATGCCTCAAAAAATTAATGCAATGTCTATTTTAGAATATGAACAACAAGATATGAGATTTATTCAAAACATAATAAATGACTGGACTGGTGCCGTTGCTAATATTGGGTTATCAACTGCGCCGAAAGTTGCTGACCAGGTCGCAAGTTTAATGGGGACAAACAGTAATATTGATGTTGCCATACAAGGTGCAATGCGAATAGCGCCCAACCCAAGAAAGCAACTTATGTTTAGAGAACCAGTTTCAAGAAAATTTGAATTTAACTTTAACTTTTCTCCAAGAAACCCCACAGAATCTGCAAGGGCGTATGAGATAATTAAAATGTTTAAAAAACATGCATATCCAATATTGTCAAAGACTGCTGGTTCAGGTGCATTCTATAGATTTCCTGCTGAATTTGAAATTAAATATTACACTATGCAAGATGGAGAACCAGTTGAAAATGATTTTATTAATAAAATTGGGCGATGTGCGCTGAGAGAAGTTAATGTTGATTATGCTTCCAGTGGTTCTTTTTCTACTTTTGAAAATGGCGCGCCAACTAATATGATTATGTCTTTGACATTTGAAGAGATGGAACTTTTAGACTCAGGTATGGTAGCCAAAGGGTATTAATTTATGTATTTTCAAAATTTTCCAAAAATAAATTTAAGAAACGGTACTGGAGCAACTTCTGGGGTTTCTGTAGCAGTTGATATACTAAGAAGGGCCGGATTTTCGGAAAGGGGTAAAACAGGTTCTCAACATTTCTTTAAATATAACATAAAAGATGGAGAAACCCCAGAATCTTTATCAAATTCATTATACGGTTCATCAAATTATAATTGGGTCGTCCTTATGTTTAATGATATAATCGACCCGTTGTTCGACTGGCCTCTTAGTACAAACAAATTTGAAAAATTTATAAAGAAGAAATATAAAGGTGTAACTTTATATTTGGGTGAGGGTATAACTGGGACTTTTAAATGGGGGGATACAGTTGCTCTTATGACCACCAGTAGTGGTGAAACTGGTTGGGGAGGAGTGGTAAAAGAATATGACCCAACATATAGAAAGTTAGTAATATCTGAATTGGGAGTGGGCGAAAATTTTAAAACTCAAGACCACATTCAAGCATACAACTCTGATGGTGGTACAGACTGGAATCAATATGTTGCGGGTGCTACAATAGAAAGAGTTGTATCCGATTCTACACAGGCGTTACATCACTTTGGGACAAGTGGGTCTGCAACTGCTGGATATGATGATATTGGCGGTGGTACTGCTACCGCGTCTATGTGGTTAGACCCTCTTTCACAATATAACGGAATTACTCAAGTTTCTTTGGCTGATGGTGCCGCATTTGTAGATACTTTAATATATGGGTATTCTTTTAATAGTACCAACGATTATGTAATAACTAATGAAAAGTATGAGTCAGATTTAAATGAATCCAAAAGAAGCATTTATTTGTTAAGACCAGAATATATCCCCTCCATTAATGATGAATTTAAAATGTTGATTAGAAGATAATGGTAGATACAAACTTCGGACAAAATACTGACGACTTCTTGAATGGCGGGTTCGACCTTGAAATGTACAACCGACATCACGATGTTCGTATTGATGATGTTAGAATTATATCATTCAGTGGGTTGGATGTTAGTATAATAGACCATTTGGATTTTTTTGAATTACATGAAGATATATTTGAATGTTCTTTATCTGGTAGAATTTCATCACTTGATGTTAGTAACCTACCAACAAATTTATGTTTAACTGGACATGAATTACTGGTAATTACTTTTGGTACTCCTGGATTACCGAGAATTACACAAGTTTTTACTATAGATAAAATTTCTGATAAAGTCCAATTAGATGATAAAAAATCACAAATGTATGATTTGCATTTTGTTAGTTCTTCTTTTATAAACAATATATTCAGAGGAGTTAGTAAATCATATTCTGGGACTATTTCCTCTACTGTAAAATCAATTTTCCAAACTTATATCAATCAAGATATTAGTTCAAATGCTATAAAAATAAATGTTGAACAAACTATGGGAGATTATAAAGTAGTTATTCCTGGATGGAAACCCAATGTTGCAATTAATTGGTTAAGAAGAAAAGCAGTATCACTTGGACACTATCCAAGTTCTAATTATGTTTATTATCAAGACTTGGATGGGTTTAATTTTGTTTCTTTGGCATCATTATATAATAATCCTGTAGTAGCAACATATTCATCACTTCCTGTTAGGTCTTCTGAGGCTAGAGAAGAAGATGGTCCAGAAATGGATTTACAAAAATCTTTAACTAATATTGAAAGAATATTAGTCAAAGGTTTCGACCAAAGTACAGAATCATTAAATGGAACATGGTCTTCTACATTACTAATACATGATATAACTACTAAATCGTATGAAAACTTTTTGTATTCTTATAATAAAAATTTCCAACCAACGAAAACCTTAAACGGATATCCACTATTACCACAATTAACAGACCATTTTTCAGTACAACCAGATGCAAGGAATTATATGACACCAAAACACACTGGAATACATGGCGGTGTTAGTGATGTAGATGGTCTTAAAACTATAGATTATCCAGATAATGAAGCAACATGGAATCACTTACAACAACATGATGCCGAATTAAATCATTTACAATTTAATTCTATTGAAATTGTTGTCGCTGGCGATTCAAATAGAAGAGTGGGAGATAAAGTTGCAGTACAAGCACCAGATGTAACAGGTGGTGAGGATAATAGCGGTTTAGATACTATGGTTAGTGGAATTTATTTAATCACAAAAATAAAACATACAATAACACCGAACAGTGGGCATCAAATGCATATGAAATTATGTAAAGACTCATATGGGTGGGGTCTACCAAATGAGTTTGTGCATGAAGGTGGCGAAGAAAAAGGAATTGGTGGGGTGTATCATGCTTAATTATATGGGAAAAGATTCTTTCGTTTGGTTTATGGGTGTTGTGGAAGACAGACAAGACCCATTAGAACTTGGAAGGTGTAGAGTCAGATGTTTAGGATTACACACTCAAAATAAAATTGACATACCCACTGAAGATTTGCCTTGGGCAACACCAGTGCAACCTATGACTTCGGCATCTATGAATGGAATAGGATATACTCCATTGGGTCCTGTAGAAGGTTCATGGGTTGTAGGATTTTTTAGAGATGGCGCCAATGCACAAGACCCAATATTAATTGGAACTGTTGGGGGAGTACCACAAGTTGAATCAGATGTAGAATATGGATTTAATGACCCAAATGGAAAATATCCAAAATTAGATTTCTTAGGAGAACAAGACACCAACAGATTGGCAAGAGGTGTAACACAGGATACAGTAGTAGAAAAGAAATTGAATGATGTAAGCATTAACCATCCAATTGCAAATGAAGGTGGGTTGTGGTCAGAACCGCAAACACCATATGACCCAACATATCCATATAATAATGTTTATGAATCTGAAAGTGGCCACATACAAGAATTTGATGACACGGAAGGCAAAGAAAGAATACACACATATCATACCTCTGGAACTTTTGAAGAAATTCATCCAGATGGAACTAAAGTAACAAAGGTCAAAATGGATGATTATGAAATTATTCTCAGAGATAAATTCGTTCATATAAAAGGCGATGCAAATGTTATTATCGGAGATGATGAAGAAGAAAGTAATCTTACACTTTATGTCAAAGGAAATGTTGATATGCAAGTGAAGGGGGATGTTACAGAAAAAATTGAAGGTAAAGTAGAACAAACCGTGAAGGGTGATGTTTCCATTCATAGTGAAGAAGGTAGTTTAAATATAGCCTCTGAAGGAAATATACACATTCATTCTGGCGGTGAAATGCAGTTAATATCAGACGGACCTATGAGATTAAGAGGTTCATCGATTGATTTAAATTAGGAGAAATAAATGGGACTTGGAATTACAAGAGCATATTTAGATACAGCAGGAGGCGTTATATTAACCGGCGCCGGTACAGTAAGGGTTAATGGGATGCCTGTTGCATTGGATGGAGCATCAGTTTCGGGACATGGCAAAAGTCCACACAGCAGTCCTATGGTGATTAAAAGTTCATCAACTGTTAGGGCAAATGGAAGAGGAGTTGTTCGTCAATCTTTAGACATTGCAAGTTGTGGCCATCCCTGTAATGGTTCAGGTAATGTTAGGGCAGGAGGTTAATTATGGGTATTTTTCCAACAGAAGGGTGTACAATACAGGCAGCGAAATATACGGATGCCGAGAAAGATTTAATTCAAACAGTTATGGACGGTAATGCATTTTTAAATCCAGTAAAGGGTTCTATAAATTCAACAAATACTTCAATATCTGAAACGCAGAGTTTGCTTAATTCTGTTCAGTATCCAGATTTACCACAGTGGTCTGGACTATCTGCATCAATCTCGTCATTGTCTGACCAAGTAGGTTCATATAATACACATTCAAATAGAATATCTGGTAAAAATTTAACTGCATTAGGTCCGAACGATGAACCAGGATTTATGGGTCTTTATGGAATTGCATCGGCAAATAATACTGCAAGAGAATCTATACTAGAAAAAAATGAAGATAATTTTAGTCCTGTCTTTAATAGTATACTTGGTCCAGCATCCAGTGTTTTAAATTCTGTAACTGATACAATTAATAATTCTGTAAAAGATTTAATTTCACTTAATCTTGGAGTTACATCAAGCGGTGCAAATGAATATCCAGAGGGATTTACGGCATCGGTTGCTGAAGTACAAACATTAATCAGCGCCGCGGCATCCTCGGTGGCAAATTTTATATCGGCAGATAATAGTTCTTACACTTCAGCACTAAGGTATGTGGAGAAGTTTAGTTTGGGTAATATGATAATGAGTAGCACACAAGACCCATGTTTTGGCGGAAAATGTATGGACAATGTACTTACACCCGGCGTTAAAGCAAAATTAGAAATTGTTGAATCGGAAAAAAATCCTACATAATAGTAAAAAAAGGGTAGCATATGAAACCAGAAATTTGGGACATGTTTATAAAGATAGGATTAACTTTGGGCGCTGTTTTCACGGGCATGGCCACTTATTTCTTTACAAAAGTAAAAAAGAAGAAAAAGAAGGAAAGGAAAGAGAAGGACATTGTTTCCCCTCTACTTTGTTATCCTCCAGATTTTTGGATGACTCACACCAAAATTCAGGAATCTCTTACTGAATTAAGATTAAAGGTTGATTGTGCAAGGACTCAATTAACTCAATTTCACAACAGTGGTGAGTTTTTTAACGGTACAGGAATGAAAAGACTTTCACTAACTCATGAATCCTTGGCAAGTGGAGTAGCAGGAGAACAGAAAAGAAGTCAAGACTTACTTATGAGTATGTTTATGCTCCTCTTAAAGCATATAAAAGATAATAATGTTGCGGTATATTTCGTTGATGATTTGGAAGAATCTTATACCAAACAATATTTAGAATCTTCAAATACAATAGCATATGGTGTTTTGCCTATTAAACAATCTTCGGTTATTATAGGGTTTGTTATGATTCATTGGTGTAGAGAGGCAAAAGCGGAAGAGGCACTTAAGGATTTTGAATTGATTGTAGATTGGATGGAGAGAACACAAACATTAATTGAAGTAGAATTAACAAATAAGGCTTCAAGGGATTCAATTAAGGTATAAATAAATATAATGGCTGGTATTTCAGATTATAACAGATATAAAGATTTAGACTTGGATTTTATACCTCATCCAGTGTCTGGTGATGTCGTGCAAAAAGTTGGAGCGGATGCTGTTAAAAGGTCTGTAAGAAATTTGATATACATGAGAATTTACGAAAAGCCTTTTCAACCACATATACATTCTACTGTTAGAAATCTTTTGTTTGAGCCAGCAACCCCATTAATAACCATTCAATTAAAAAAATCAATTAGTGAAGTACTAACAAGAAACGAACCAAGAATTAAATTAATAGAAGTTGGGGTACAGGGGCATGAAGAGAGTTATAAGATAACTATAAGGTATGGTATTAAAAATCAACCAGAAGTGGAAACAGTGCTACTAAATTTAAAGAGGTTACGATAATGGCAAATGACAGAAAAATTAAAGTGAATGAATTAGATTTTCTTACTATAAAAGAAAATTTAAAAAATTATCTTAGTGGTCTTGATGAATTTAGTGATTTTAATTTCGAGGGTTCTGGAATTTCTATACTTCTAGACCTTCTTTCTTATGTGACCCATTATCAAGGATTTTATAATAATATGGTCGCGAACGAAATGTTCTTGGACAGTGCAATAAAAAGAACTTCAGTTGTTTCCCATGCAAAATCTCTAGGATACACCCCATCGTCTAAAACTTCGGCCGAGGCTATTGTAGATATTACTATAAATGACGATACAACAACTACAACAACATTAACAAAACGGTCAAAATTTACATGTCAAAGGGACGGAACTACTTATACATTCACCAACCCAGATGCCGGCGATTTTGAAACATTAAATGCTACTCAAAAAGTAATAAGAAATGTAACACTAAAAGAAGGTACATGGAGGAATCAAAGTTTTGTAGTTGATAATAATATTGATACTCAAAAGTTTATAATTTCTTCCAAAGATGTTGATATGTCTACTTTAGGTGTTCGTGTCCAAACTTCTATTAATGACACAACTGGATATACAGATTCGTGGTCTGCTGTATCTGATATTACAAGTCTTACAAGCACCACCAAAGCATATTATACACAAGAAGTAGAAAATGGATTATATGAAATATATTTTGGTGATGGTATTCTTGGAACTAAATTGTCTGATGGTAATGTAATTGTTCTTGAATACTTAATTACAAATGGAGTTTTGGCAAACGATATTGGTTCGCAAGATACGACTTATTCTAGAACATTCAGTTCTTCTGATATCAATGTTGCAAACATAAGTGTAGTTTCTGCATCAGCAGGTGGTGGAGGGAAAGAAAGCATTAATGAAATTAAATTTAATGCGCCCAAAGCATTCCAATCTCAAAATAGGTCCGTCACAACCAACGACTATAAAACATTTATATCTCAAAATTATAGTAATGCCGGCGATGTATTCGTTTGGGGAGGAGAAAATAATAATCCACCAGAATATGGAAAGGTATTGATTTCTGTTAAACCTACCAGCGGGACTGTGTTAAGTCAAGAAGATAAATTGGGTTTACAAAACTTATTAAAAACACAAAATCTTGTTAGTATAATCCCAGAAATTGTTGAGCCAAATTATATCTACATGAAAGTAAAAAGTAATATTTCATATGATTCTAATACCACAACAAAAAGTACAAGTGATATTAAAACATTAGTCGATTCTTATATTATATCATATTCTGTTTCTGAACTTGAACGATTTAATAGAAATTTTAGATATTCTAAATTTGTAAAAGTTCTTGATGATGCAGATGATTCTATTCTAGGAAATGAAACTTCTATTAAAATACAAAAAAGAATAGAGGTAACGGTTGGTAAGTCAAAAACATATACCATAGATTTTGGTAATAAAATTTATCATCCACATGCTGGTCATATGCCTGTAGTTGAAAGTAACGCCTTTACATATACCAAACTTGATGGGACTGTTGTAAATGCTTTGTTGGACGATGACGGAGAAGGAAATATCAGAATATATGAAGTTATCAATTCGGTAAAGTCATATCTAAATAAAACTGCTGGTACAATAGATTATAGTGAAGGTATAATTTCATTAAAAGACTTTATGCCTGTTTCTGTTGATGGAACACTTTTGAAAATAGATATCGTTCCAGAAAGTAAAGATATTATATCTGAAAGAAATGGAATTATTGCAATAGACTTAAATGATTCTGATTCTGTTCAAACTGTTGTGGAATCTTATTCTCCTTATAGTATTAATAGTGAATCGTCATCTGGTAGTGTTTCTGTTTCTTCTTCAACAAGTTCTTCTAGTAGCAGTTCCAGTGGTTCAGGATATTAATAGATGCCACTAATTATAGGACAAGGTGGAGGTGATGGACAGGACCAGGAGCCGTATACATTTGTATCTCTTCTTTCGGGTGCAACAGCAAGTATAAGTAATAAAATTTCCAGTGTTGTATCTGAAATATTGCCTGGTTTTGTTGATAACAACCATTCTAAATTTGTAGACTTTATGGAAGCATATTATGAATGGACGGAACAAAATGAAAATCCTCACGGAACTTCTGTCGCTTTGATTGATTTAATTGATGTTGATAAAAGTTTAGATTCTTTTATTGAATATTTTAAAGATGTCTATATTAAAGATTTTCCTAAAAACCTTGCAGTCGATTCTTCTGGTAATGTCTTAAATGAAAAAACAATTATTAAAAATATCAATGATTTTTACAGAAGTAAAGGAACAGAAAAATCATATAAGTTTTTTCTAAGAATTTTACACGATAGTGATGTTGAATTTTATTATCCCAAAGAAGATATACTTCGTGTGTCTGATGGTAAATGGATAGAAAAAAAATCACTTAAAGTTACAAGCACCAACGGAACAAAATTATTTGAATTGGCAAAGAAAACAATCATCCAAAAAGATGCTATCGGAAGTGGGGTGTTATCTGAAGCATCTGCAACCGTAGAATCTATACTTCAATATAATGTCGAACAATATTTCGTAACAGAATTGTTTCTAACAGATATAAATGGCACATTTCTTCAGGGAAATAAAATTGAAGGTTTAGATGATGATAATAATAAAATTCAAGAAGATATTTATTCTGTTCCAGCCGTCATTAATATTCATTCTAGAGGAGCGGGATATAGGTCTGGGGATACGGTAATAATTGATGAAAATTCTAATGAATATATTTCTGGTAAAGGGGCAAAATTTGAAGTTGATAAAGTTAATAATGCTGGTGCAATACAAAGTGTTATAATTAAAAATTTCGGTACAAACTATACAACCAATACATTAGACGATACTGTTCCAGTATATTTTCGTTCAACTTCTGGCGATGGTAGTGCATCAGGAAATGCTTCGTTGAAAGCATTGTGTGTTTATCCTGGATATTGGTTAAACAATGATGGTAAATTGAGTTCAAACAAATATTCAAGAGATAATGAAAAATATTCTGAGTTCTCTTATGTTTTAAAAACAGAAATCGCTTTGGAAAGTTATAAAAACCAAGTTTTAAAAACAATTCACCCCAGCGGAACAAGATTATTTGGCAATATTTCTTTACTTAATATAGTATCTAGTGCTGTTCCATATCACACAGAAATTGTTGCAATTGAACCTCCTCTTGTTGGACATTACACACCGTACACTTTAGACACACACGACAATTTGAGAGGTGCGACTGGTTCTGGTTCTGCCATAGATTTATATCCTGTAGGATTCAATCCAGGCTCAACTGCTGCCGGTCATTGTCTTGGAAATACTGGTGGTAGATTGGCAATTGAGCATGGTAATATAACTGGTGGATATACTATTGGTTCGTTTACTGCTGGCATAACTCTTGACTCGCATGGTGGAGGTTGCACAGGAACTATATTTGGATGGCATAGAAGTTCATCAACAGGTGGAGTTCTTTTTGTTTATTCTCATGGGGGTGGAACTGCTCTAGGATTTACAGTAGGTAATACTTTTGAGGCTCAAACTGGTCAAACAGGACACATCAGAGCAGTTACAGTTGGAAATGGAACAGTGTTGGAAAGGGACGCGGTTGTACATGCTACTGGTCCTGCCGGTGGATTAAGTTCTGGTGCAACTTCATCACAAGAGAGCGGAATAACTCATTGGATAATTAACGAATCTTTTCAATCAGTATCAACAACTATTGGCGAAACCCTCGATGTTAAAACTTTTACACACACAAGCCCATACACAGCAGGATATGATTATTCTATAGGAAATTATGTACAACAGCAAGACCCTGATAATCAGGGAATTTCGGCAGAAGGTATTGTTCAAGATTGGATTCCGTCTGCATCTGGTGGCACAGGAGGAGTTTTAAAAATTCAGCAAATTGGTACACACAATTTTGGAGCAGGCACCATATATGAAATAAATAATTATAATGGTACTATATCCATAACAAATAATTTTACCGTAATAGGGGCTGATGAAATAATTAGAAATAAAATTAAAAATCTAAAACTGGACGATATTGTTCAGATACCTGCCGCGGGCAGCGACCGTTGGATTTATCATAGTGGAGATAGTGAATCGAGTGTTACTGGTGGGTACACGCAAGGCGCGTGATATATAGTATAGGAGATAAACATGGCATCTGATGCATTAAAACAAGAATTTAAAACAACCTTCGCGAGTAATTTCGAGAAGGCTTTTGACAATGATTCTGATGACCAATACTTCTTGGTGTTTGGTAAAGTAGACAGTTGGGCAACCACTGGACCTGCATCTGCTGGACCCTATGGTACAGCAGATGATAATACTCCATCGGCTAATATAGATTCAACCGAAAGAGGATTTCAGGCTCTTAGAGATTCCGTTGGGGCAAAGAGAATTTCTTCTAGAAACATTTATAGAATGATTCCTAGAAATGACTGGACATATGGGATTACATATGACCAATATTCTTCATCCGAAGACATGTTTGGTACTCTTTCTGGAACTCAAAAAAGATTTTATGTATACACATCTACTGGCAATGTTTATAAATGTATAGGAAATACTGGTGCAGGTGCAGAGGGACCAGTATCACAATTTGAACCTTCTCACACTATATCAGATGTTGTTACATTAGAAGATGGATATAGATGGAAATTTATTTACAAAGTAACAGACGACAGTAAAGACTTTTTGACTAACGAATATATTCCAATTCAATATACCAATACAGATTCAGATACTTTTTTAAATCAATGGAATGCTCAACAAAGTTCGGTTAAAGGAACTATAGAGCATATTAATATAACTGCACCATCAAGTGCTTTTGTTCCCGCACAGTGGATAAAATCTACTCCTCCAAACACAACAAAAGAGATTCAAGATAATTCAGAAGCCGGAGTAACATATGCTTATCTTGAAGAAGGGGCACAAACCAATGATTATTATGTTGGATATTCTCTTTACATTAATTCTGGACCTGGGACAGGACAAAAAAGAAAAATTGTAAAATATACAAATGATGGAAGAAAAGCAGAATTTAATATTCCCTTAACGGAAGCAATTTCTTCGGGAGATGGTGGATTTGCCGTATCAACATATCAAATTATGCCAAATATTGTTTTGGAGGGTGATGGTAACAGTGCTGACGCACTTGCCGTAACCGACTCGGATGGTCGTTTGACTGGTGTATCTGTTTTAAACACAGGAGAAAATTATACCGTAGTAGTTCCTAAAATATTACCTATTGGAGTTTCTGGTGGTGATATAGGAACTAATGATATTCAAGGACCAACATTGACTTGTGAAATTTCTCCTGGAAATGGTCATGCATTTAATTCTATTCAAGATTTCCAAAGTGATAAAGTAATGATTAGAACAGTTGTAAAAGGAACGGATTCAAACTTTGTGGCTGGAAGTCAAGATATCAGACAAGTTATGTTGGTTAAAAATCCAAAAATTAATGGCGGAACATACGATGGATGGACTGCCGGTTCTGAAATTTCTAGAAGAAAGCAACTAACTGTTGCAATACCATATTTTTCAACTGTAGGATTTTCTGATGATTCTTTCCTTTCCCCAACAGGTAAAACTGGCGATACTGTTATGGGGGAAAATACTAAAGCAACTGGTCTTATTCAAAGTTGGACTTATAGTGCGGCTAATCCAGAATTAGGGACACTAGAACTTACAGATGTACGAGGAAATTTTGAAGTGGATACTCCAGGTAGCAATTTAACTAGAATTGTTTTTTCTGATGATGCAACTGGAACAACTTCTGATTTCGTAGCAGGTAGAACAATAAAACAACATAATGGTTTAGCAGGACCAAGTGGTGCAACTGCGATTGGAAAAGTTCATACATGGAATGCTTCTGCTATTGCAGAAACACACAGGCCATTTGAACTCATTGTTGATGTTTCTGCAAACTCCTTTGTTGATGACCAAACAGTAACAGAATATGGTACAGATGGAAATCCGAGTTCCAATACATGGACCGGAACTAATGTTGTAGAAAGAAAAATGGGAGAACTTCTTAAACACCATAGTTCTGCTCAAGGACTTACATTTGAATTTTATAATAATTCAGATGGTTTTCAAAATATTGCTAGGTCAAACACATTAACTGATGTTCAGGACGAAGAAACACTTGAAAAATCATATAGACTTACAACAAAACTTGAAATAATAGATTCTAGTGGTTCGCCAGATTTAGCGTCAGGTACTTATGTTGCTGATGCGATATTCCAACAAGAACATCTTAGTAACACTGAAGGGGCAACTTCTGGGATAATTACAACAGGTAAAATAGTTTCTTGGTCTGCTAGCGAAGATGGTTCAAGTGGAGCCCTATATCTCAATGATGTTAGAGGAAGTTTTGTAACTGGTGGATTTAGTAGCGGCTCAAGAACAAATGATGGAATAACTTTTGTTACAGAACCAGAATTACAGATAGGGTCTGGAGAAGTCTTATATATACAGAATATAAGGCCTATTTCTAGAACTGCTGAACAAGACGAAGAAATTAAAATATTGATAGGATTTTAAAATAAATGGTATACGACCCAACACTTTTCAATACAAACCCATACTACGATGACTTCAACGAAGATAAGAAGTTTCTTAGGATGCTATTTAATCCTGGAAAAGCAGTTCAAGCAAGAGAATTAACACAACTTCAAACAGTAATACAAAACCAAATGCAGAGGTTTGGTGACCATATATTAAATAATGGGTCAAGAGTAATTGGTGGAGAAATTTCTAATCAAGATGTTTCTTTTATAAGATTTAAGAAGGACAACCCCGATGAAGAAACAGGAGAAATTGATGTAACCAATTTTTATGGAACTGATTTGGTTATAGATTCTGGAACTTCCGATGACACTAGAAGAGCAAAAGTTCTTCATGGTATTACTTCAGACATATCAACAAATGATGATTATTATATTTTATGTGTCCAATATATAAGTGGTGGTAGTGGAGGTGCAGACCAATTTGCAGATGCTGAAGTTGTAAAGGGAATTTGTGGTAGTAATGTATACAAAGCACGGATTGCTGACCGAAATAATGTAGATTCTACAGATGCATTGAATTATGATGGTGTAACTGGAACTGCTAAACTCACAACAATAAATGATGGTGTTTTCTTTGTTGATGGGTTTTTTGTAAAAAATGATATTCAATCCGTTTCTCCTTATGGTTTAACAGGAGCAAGTTTAAATATCAGAAACTTTTCTTCTCCGACAAGTAGAATAGGATTTACTACAGAAAAATCAATTATATCTGCAACTGATGATTATACTTTGCGTGACCCCGCATCTGGCGCATATAACTTTAATGCTCCTGGCGCAGACAGATATAAGATTGATTTAAAAGTTGATTTTAAAAATTTCGAGAATCATGCGACCGCCGGTTCTACTGCTTTTGGTGATGTAAACTTTTTTGAAATTGTCAGATTTGTCGATGGTGCAGTTCAACTTAAAAAAGAATACAGTGATTATTCAGAAATTGAAAAAACTCTTGCAAGAAGAACTCATGACGAGTCTGGTTCATATACAGTAAAACCCTTTGAAATTGATATAAGAGAATCATTAGATACTTTGGGTGGAGTGTATAGTGAAGGAGCAGGCGGAAAGTCTGGTTCAGTTGCTGTTGGATTGGAATCTGGTAAAGCATATGTTTTTGGTTATGAACTAGAAACTCAAGGTACTCAATATGTTTTAGTTGATAAGGGTCGTTCAGCAGATAGTGTTGCTTCCCAACCTATGGGTTCGATTAAATTTGGACAATATGTAAAAGTTAAAAGCGGCACAACAGCAGGCGCGAAGGGTGTTGCAGGAACAGGTGGTGCTGGAGCAATGACTGGTGGATTCCCGGCATCAGACTATCCAAAGATTAGGTTGGAAGACCCAAGTGGCGCCACTGGTACTGCTAGAGTAAGAATGTTTGAACAGTTGAATGACTGGGGCAGTTATGGCGATTCTATGACTGGCGATGACCAAACCTACAAAATGTATTTGTTTGATGTTCAGTTGGGTGGAATTACTGCTTTTGGTAATGTTGTAAAGTTTGGCGGAGGAACTACATTAGGTTCTGGTAGTCTTACAGCAGGATTTGTTGTTGCAACTGGAGGAACAAATGCAAACGGTACTGCACTGTTTGAACCAATTTACAATTCTTCAATTTTTCCTGTTCCAATTGGAAACTCTGTAAATAATGTAAGTGATTTAACCTATACCATACTTAAAACTTTTAATATTTCTCAGACTACTGCATCAAATCAGGTTAACCTAGATTCGGGAGATAACTCTTTATCCTTCGCCGCGGCTTCATATGGAATACTTAACCCCTCAGAGAAATTTTCAAAATACCTGTTAGTATGTAAAGGTGGTGGTGATGCATCGCACGGAATAACAGGTGAACGGATTCTCACAGACTCCATCCGTTTTGAAGTTCTTTCTACAGACACTTCAACATTAAATATTGGTGTTGCAGACGGTGGTGCTGGAAATCTTCCTGTAGGTAATTATTCATTAACTGCTACTCTAAATGTGGGTAGTCCTTTCTTACACAGAACAAAAACATTTATACAAACTTCTGAGGATGGGGACAATACTTCTGAATGGATTTTTGGTGCAAACGGAAATGCTTCTGGTTTGTCGGGTTCGACTGGTTCGTACCATATTACATTGGACCACCATGACATTTATGATATAGAATCTATTACTGATAGAGGAGATGGCACTAGTGCAACTAGATTAGGAATTTCTGGTACTGACTTGAAGGAAGCCTTTTTACTTGATAATGGACAAAGAGATAATTACTATGATTATGGTAGAGTATACTTAAATCCATCATGGGGTACTGGTGGCGGTGCTATGACTGGTGATATCAATTTATTGGTAACATATTCTAGATTTAATCATAGTGATGGTGTAGGACCATTTATTGTAAATTCTTACAACCATACTACAGGAATTTCATTCGATAATATTCCAATATATACAAGTCCAAATACAGGTAAGAGTTATTCTTTAAGAAATTGTATAGACTTCCGTGGAACGGTTCAGTCGGATAATACAATCAACCCTCTTGGTTTAATACCAAAACCGTCTGCCTCTAATGCATTGGTGGATTATGAATATCATCTATCCAGAATAGATAAAATTATTCTTACAAAAGAAAGACAATTTGATGTAATAAGAGGCATTCCTTCTTTAAATCCTCAAGAACCGCCAGACCGTGATGATGCAATGACATTGTATGTTTTAACTGTTCCGTCTTACACATATAATGTTGGTGATATCACTTCAAAAGTTATAGAAAATAAACGATATACTATGCGTGATATCGGTTCAATAGAAAAGAGAGTTGAAAACTTAGAATATTATACCAGTCTTTCTCTTCTTGAACAAGAAACCGAAGGAAGGTCAATATTAGATTCTTCTGGTAATGATATATTTAAAAATGGTATCATGGTAGATGCTTTTAGAGGACACTCTGTTGGTGATGTTTTAAATGCAGATTATGTCTGTTCTATTGATTATGAAAATGGTCATTGTAGGCCTCCATTTACCAGCAACTCTTTGAAATTAGAAATGACATCAAATGATTCTGGTATTACTATGTCCCCTGCTGGCGTGGTATCTTTGGCATACGGTGTAAACAATTCTTTTGTGTGGCAAAGTCTAGCAAGTGGAAATGTTTCAGTAAATCCATTTAGTATTCCTTCTTTTATGGGACATGTTAAATTTAATGACCCGTTTGATGAATGGTATGACCAAACAAATCAGCCTATAGTTAAAATTAACACTCAAGGTGAAAACGATAGATGGAAAGTCAATAACGAAAGTAGTGGATATGGATTTGGAACTCAATGGAATGATTGGGAAGTCATGTGGTCTGGTAGAACAGTTACAAAAAATGACCTCTATAATAATAGAGGTAGAGATTACCTAGATGCATTCAGTACAGGTTCTACAGCATCTAATATAGAGAGTAGAATTAAATTGGCAGAGTCGTCTGCGATTCGCTCAACAGAAACACAAAAAACTAATGAAGGTCGTTCTGGAATTAGAGTAAGAAAATTGCCAGAGAGATTAGAAAAAATTGTAAATAATAAAATTGTGGATGTTAGTGTTGTATCATATGCTAGGGCAAAAACCCTCACATTAAGTGTGTATGGAATGAAACCATATGCGAGAATATATCCTTTCTTTGAAGGAGATGATGTAAGTAGTTATTGTGGTGTGAGCGCGGGTGTTGGTGCTTCTGGTGGGGAAATACATACTGATTCTGAAGGTAAAGTTATAGATGCATTCTTCTCTGTTCCTGCATCAACTTATAGAACAGGAGAAAGAATATTAAGATTTACAGACAGTTCATCGAACACTCTTTCTGAAACAACAACGGCCGCAGATGGTGTTTATTATGCAACTGGTATTTCTTCACAAATAGAGGGTGATTTAATATCAACTAGACCAATCGTTAGCAGAAGACAAGTTGTAAATGATGAATCTATTATGAGAGATGCATTTGACCGAGAAAGATATATCAATACAAGTACAAATAGTCTTTGGTTGGACCCTCTTTCACAAACAACGACTGTTGATAGAAATACATATGCAAACGGTGCATATATTCACAGTCTTGATTTATTCTTCCAAAGTATAGATGAAAATGTTCCAGTTACTGTAGAGATAAGACCAACAATTGGTGGGTATCCACACTTGTCGCAATCTTTACCATTCTCAACAGTTTCATTAATTCCAGATTCGAGTGAAGTTCGTTCGGATTATCCTAACGAAGAAACATATACTAGATTTACATTCGATAGTCCAGTATATATGGCTCCGGGAGAATATTCTATATGTGTAAGAAGTAGTAGTGATTCATATAAACTTTATATGGCAGAACTAGGACAAACAGTATTAGATACTGGGGTTGTGATTTCTGAACAACCACACAACGGTACTTTGTTCACTCCCCAAAACACTGGAATTTCTGTGCCAAATACAAATAAGGCATTGAAATTTAAACTTAATAATTGTAGTTTTACTACAGAAGGAAGTGCTTCTTTTGAAATTCCTTCTGACGAATATGCGAGGGAAGTTACTGCTTCATCTTTAATCACAGATGTATTGAAAATTAATTCGGGAGAATACACGGCAAAAAATACATTAATAAATCATAATTTTGACCTTGGTGGTCTTGTAGGAGAATCTATAATTAATAATGAAAACATTTATCTTGCAGACCCTAAATCTATGGCAAGTACAGTTGATACAAATGCATTTAAATTAAATTCAACATTAACCACTACAGATTTTTGGGTATCTCCTATGATGGATTCAAAAAGATTAGAATTTATAAGTGTTAATAACCTTGTCAATTCAAGTACAAACACATCTATAAATGGTGAATTGGATGCAAATGCACATTCTTCGGATGGTACTTTATATGGTGATACACCGGGGAGTGATAACCCAACACTAAGAGAAGGTGCCGCGGCGAGATACATCACAAGAAGAGTTACTCTAGCGGATGGATTTGAATCTAACAACTTTAAAGTATTATTGGCAGTAAATAAACCGGCAGAGGCAACTGTTCAAGTATTCATCAAACCTCTTGGAACGGAAGATGATACTCCGTTTGAAGAAGTAGCATATACTCAGATGACAGAAGATTCTACTATTCCTGATTCTGCAAATGACTATGATTTTAATGATGTTACTTTTTCTTTGAGTAGTGCATTTGACAGTTCTATAAAAACTTTTGCTATCAAGGTTTGTATGTATAGTTCTTCTTCGACAAAAGTTCCATCCATTAGAGATTTTAGGGCAATTGCTTTGGCATCATAATATGAATAATTCTACAACAACAATAGAAAATAGAAATGATATCATTAGAGATAATTACTCTAAAGCAATTATCAATACAGATTTAGAAGGCCTTAATGCATGGAAAAAGAGAAAAGAAAAAAGTAATCAGGTTGAGCGTAATGAAAATGATATAAATATTATAAAGAATGAAATTAATGAAATTAAATCTATGGTTCAAGAAATAATAAAGGGACTTAATTAATGCCCGCATCAGATGATAATACAGTAAATATTACTCCTTTAGTATTGGGAGATACATTCTACGAATGGATGCAAGTTACCAATAGAGATATTATTGGAAAACTTAATGAAATAACTGCCTATTCTGTAACAGGTGGTGATGGTGTCAGTGCTACCACTAATCAAAGTGGTCAAGTTCAACTTGAAATTGGTGCAAATGTTACAAAGGGTATCACTTTTCATGGTGATGTTGTATTTGGCGGAACAATTACTAGAATTAATTCTATAGAACTTTCTGTTGATGACTTTAATATTGTATTAGGTGCAGTCGAAGGCGAAGCCGGTACAGCAGATGTCAACATTGGTAACAGTGGCGGTGGTGGAATGATTGTAATGAGAAATCAAGGGGCTTCCGCATCGTTTTTATGGAAACCACAATCTGATTATGGTGCATTAATAGCGGCGGGTTGTTCCGGCGCATGGCATAGTAACCAGAATATTGCATTCACTGGTGGTTGTGCTTTGATGTCTACAGATGACAGATTAAGATTCAAAACAAACAGTGGAACTGGTTCTGGACTTATGATTTCTACTGGTGGATTGCCAGGAAATTGTGGTCCAGGTTTTGAAAATGCATACTCTATGAAATTGTCCCATATGGGAACAGGATGTACTGGAACTACACAAGGTATATTCTTTGACGAAGATGGAATGGTTAGAATATATGATGGTGTAAATAAGAAACTATTCACATCTACAGCACACGGATTCACATTTGGACATGCAGTAAGAATTACTTCTACAGGTGCATGTCAATTAGCACACGCAGAAACTAAAGAAGATGCGGAAGTATTTGGTATAGTATCCGAAGTACTAAACGCAAATCAGTTTGTGGTTACAATGAACGGTGAAATTCATGGTTCTTTTACCACCGCACTTGGTGGTGTTGCAGGTTCTACACTTATACCAGGCAGTGCATACTTCCTTTCTGGAAGTGCAGGTGGTAGTGGAGAAGTAACAAGTACTGAAATTACAGACGCAGGTATGATTAGAAAACCAACACTGATTGGTTTGGGTGCAACAAGTGGATATGTAGTACAATATGTTGGTGCAAGAATTGCCGCGGAAACAGACAGTGGTGCGCCAACAATGAGAAGAGTTAGTATATCATCAACGGGTGGTAAGATAAGTTCTTCAAGTGGAATTACCGTTGGTAAAATTACTACAGGATTATATGGAATTACCCACGGTTTTGGAACATTAAATTATTCTGTGGTTGCCACCGTACACGGAGGAAGTGGTGGTATTGCTATGGGCGGTACATTTGGAACAAATAGAGTAGAAATAGAAACAAGAAGTACTTCTGGAACTTCAGCAGATATGGCGGTTCAAGTAATACTAGCAAAGGATGTAACATAAATGGGTAGTGCAAGAGCAGTAACAGGTGTAGGTCCTAGATTTTGTTTTACATTTGCGGGAACTGGTGGGAGTGGTGTGACCAACTTATCTGTAGATAATCATATTGGTACAGTTACTGCTTGGCGACATCCGGCTAGTGCTGGAATGTACGGTATACAACACGATTTGGGAAATACCGCATATGTTGTTAATGCAAACTGCGAAAGAGCGACTACCACTTATGGAAGTGTTACGATAACTCATCGTGGTACTACAGGATGCACCTTTGAGGTTAGAGATTTGGGCGCGGGCGGAATCGACCCGTCATTCGTACATTGCACAATACATGATGCAGGAGGATAATTTATAAATGGCAAATTCAGCATTTAATTTAAGTAGCGCAATCGGAGCAGACGGAAGGTCTATCCGTGCTATAAAAACACAAGCAGGACATGGTTTTTCTGCGGGTACTGTTGTTAGATATGTTCTAAACTCTGTTGATGGTGCAACAGGAGATTTTCAACTCGCTCGGGCAGATAGTGTTGTAAATGCAGAAGCAGTAGGTGTTGTTGAAAGTGTAAACGGAAATCAATTTACTATTGTATATCAAGGAGAAATTAATACTGCCAGTTTCATTTCAAACCCAGGAGAAATCATTGGGTTGACAGGTTCTGATGTTTGGTTTCTCGATGCTGGTTGTTCTGGTGGTTTAACTGCCGCGGCGCCACTTTCCGCTGGAAGTGTTGTAAAACCTATAATTACTCTTGTCAGTGGTTCAACCGATGACAGGGGATTAGTTACAAATTATGTTGGTACTGTTGTTGGTGGTGAAAATACAGTAAGTCTTGATTCGGTACACCCTGTTGGCGAAATTTGCCCTTGGGGTGGAGAAACATATAATGTACCAGATGGATGGCAACTTTGTGATGGTAGTACTGTAGGTACTGCAACATATCCAGAATATTATACTCGCATCGGAACAAAATATGGATATTGGATTTCATGTGATGTAACATTCACCGAGGGCGAGGCAACAGGTTTTACACAGGCTTGTGAGGCCGGTAATACTTGTACGGATACTGGTATAGGTGTTAATGCAAGTGTTATTTCATATACTGAATCTTCTGGAACAACAGGAACTCTTCTTGTAGACCCAGATTATCTTGTAGGTGGTTTCTCTGCCGGTGGTGAAACACATACTGAAATTTCACCTCACGGATTAATATTTAACGCAGGTGCGATGACTATTACAGTTGGCGAAGATTCCACTGGCGGCAACATTGATGCTGTTACAGTAATTGCCGCGAAGACACCAGACTTGAGAGGTAGACACCTCATCGGTGCAAATCCGGGTGGTGGTGCATTCGGTGGTTTCGATGGATATACCGCAGGACAAATTGGTGGTATGGAAGATGCGGCCACAACAAGTATTACTGATGATGGTGGTGGTACAGAAGTAGATGTATACACCGGCGTGGCTTCTTCAAATGCAACACTCCGTTCACCATACCTGGCAGCCCATCATATTATTAGAATTTCAAATATGGGTAAGGCCGCACTCATCGGTGATGTTAGTGTAAACAATGACGGTATAACAGACCATAATACTCCTGTACCAACAAATGGCGACATTTTAGTGTATGGAACTAGTGGAGGTGTAGATAATTATAGAAATGTTCGACTGTTTAATGAATACCCAAGCACCACATCTGAACTAGATAATTTTGAGGACTCATTCCAAATTAAAACTTCTTCTGCGGGTGATGCAGGTGCGGGTGCAATTTCAATTGGCCATGTTTCTCCAGAACAAGATATTCATATTAAACATCAGAATAGTCCAACAATTAGACTTCAGGATACCTCGTCCGCTGATTGCGTTCTGGACATATATTCCCACCAGACAACCGCAGAGATAAGAACAACTTCAGACGATGGGTTGAGATTGGGGACCAACGATACTGTTGTGATTACGATAAATACAGAGGCCGACCACAATCAAAGAGTTGATATAAAAGAAGATTTATCTGTCGATGGGAATTTTGGGGTTACTGGCGATATAGAATGTGCAGGGAATATTAAAGTAGATGGACAAGCATATTCACCATCAACATTGACTTCAGGCGCTACGACATTAAATTGCGACAATGGTAATAGTGTTCTAATTCAGCGTAGTGGTGATTTTAACATTGTAGCAGTTAGTGCCCACAAAACAGGCGGAGCATATAGCATCATATGTAGAAATACTGGTTCGACAAATAGAAACCTTAAATATAATTCTGGGACAGACCCAACTGTTGCAGGACTAAAAATGTATTTTGCAAACAATATTGTTCCTAGTACTGTTCTTGCAGGGCAACAGGTGGTAATTTCTATGGTGTCTGACGGAACAAATCTATATTGCACCTTTGCAGATTTCGATGCACCTGATGCCGAAGTATCGGCAGTAGAGTAAAATAATATGACATTTATGGGAAATTTACAACCAGACGATTATGGATGGGCTTTAGACTCAGAAGGCATTCCAGAAATGTGGATGTGGGTTGGTGGCATTTTTACCGACTCAACAGCAAACCCGGCTTTGTTCGATGAAGACAATAGTAATAAATTGGTATTATTAAAATGCGACCCTGTTGATGGTAAAGTTAAAATCAAGCACGATTTTGGCCAAATTTTTGACTTTGATTTTGACGCTGAATATGGAAATTTAGTGTGGGTATCAAGAAATGTTTTTCTTATTACAAAAATTATACACAGTAATTTTGTCCCGAACAACATCACACTTGAAACTGTTAAAGCAGTAGTTCATGCTTGTCGTCTTAATGAAAATGGTTCAACCGACCCCGATAACTGGACAATTACTAAAAGTGTTTGGAAAAGGGAAATTTTAAAAGAGGGTTACTATGGCGAAGGCCATCCTACCCCATTTACAAATAGAGAGAGATATCCCGGAGTTCCATCTGGCATGACTGTGATGCCTTCTATGAGTAGGCCCGCGAGAGATTGGTCAGAAAATGGTGCAATTGAAAAAAATATACTAACAATTACAGGGTCGTGGCCTTATTTTAGTAATGTGGTTTCCCCAAGCGTCACAAATTTCCATGAGGTAATAGTGTTCCGAATGTCTTCTATTCCAGAAAATGTATTAAACGGCATTCGTGAAAATAATAATACTTATTATGCTAAAGACAGTGCATGGACTGACGGTTCTGATGGTAATAATACAGAAATAAGTGCTTGGAGTGAAGTTAAAGATTACGGGGTGCCTGATTACTTTTGGAATTCGAATTCTAATCCTTGCGAGGGGACTCATAGTTACTCGAATGAAGATAAAAGTGACCAGGAAGAAGGTTGGTGTACATGCGACAGTAAAGGAAATTTTTATTATGGAAACTTTGACCACTGGACCGGGTCAGACCCTATAACATTTAAAGAATACTGTGACCCCAATTGTCCCCCTTCAAACTGCCCTGATGATTATTTTTATGTTGGTGGAGTTGCAAGAATAAATGCTACAAATGGTTTAAACCAATCATCGACGCGAAGTAAATTGATGTTCAACAGAGAAGGCGCACAAGGAGCAGGTTGGGAAGGTTTGGGAACTCCGCCAGGGAACTGGGACAATGCAGGACAAGATGCAGATAATCCAGGAATACCCTATAAAATAAGTGAAACGACATATAGTTATCTCGACCAATCACACTCCTTAAAACCAGACGGAGGCGCTTGCGATATTTACGGACAATCAATGAGTCTATTACCGGCAGAAACTTCTTATACTGCGAAAGATACTCTTTTTCTATTACGACAACCAAACCAAGGTGGTGGTGGTCAGCCGAGGACCAATCAAGAAAGAGAAGGTATGTGGATTGTGAAAGAAAAAACACCAGGCTCTTCAGTGATGCAAGTATTAAAACATTATTCCTGTCATCACCAAGGAAGTAACAGCAGTCCAGATTCGGCCATTGACGATGGTGGTAATGGTGGTTGGTCTTGTTTAGGAATGGCTCACTTAGAAAGTGGAGATACCAATGAAGGCAAAACAATAAGTCTTGGGATGTGTTTTAGGCCAAACTCTTATAAATAATTTATATGGGTGATTTTAGACACTACGGTGATAAATTTTTTATAAACGGAAACAAATTTGATATAAAAGTTCTTAATGAATTTGACCCAGAATATTCTTTACCAGAAGGGTTAAACAGACACTATACCCAAGGTAAAAAACACATTATAACAAACGGTAAGTGGCAGATACCAGAGGAATTTCCTTGGAAAAAGGGAGATGTTTATATCAAATCTATTAGAGAATTGATGTATTTAGAACAACAACTCAATTTAGATGAAGAATTTGAATAACTCCACTTAAGGGTTTGTTATACTTATACATATATTTGTATAATAATACTAGGAGCAGTTATAAATGGCACAACCCACATCAAGAGCAACATTAAAAGATTACGCTTTACGAAGACTTGGCGCACCAGTTATTGAAATTAATGTAGATGATGCTCAACTGGAAGATAGAATTGACGATGCGTTGCAATTCTTTGCAGAATATCATTTTGATGGAGTAGAAAAGACTTATCTTAAACATCAAATTACACAAACAGATATTGACAATGAATATCTTACCGTTGATGACAGTGTAATTTCTGTTACAAGATTATTCCAGTTTAGTGAAGGTACTGTAAATCTTTTTGATGTTAGATACCAAATGGCATTAAATGATTTTTATGGATTAAGAAATCCTAACCAATCTTTGATGCACTATGATATAACCAAAAGACACCTTTCACTCGTTCAAGATATTCTTGAACCTGAAAAATCTATTAGATTTAGTAGAGTAACTAATCGACTAAAAATCGATATGAAATGGAGTGAAGATGCAACTCTCGGTGATTATCTTGTTGCAGAAGCATACATGGTTTTAGACCCAGAAACATGGCCAGAAATTTACAAAGATAGAATGTTAAAACGATATGTTACGGCAACATTTAAAAGACAATGGGGTTCTAACTTATCAAAATTTGACGGAATTCAACTTCCAGGCGGAGTTCAATTTAACGGTAGAGAATTAATGGAACAAGCACAAACAGAAATTGATAAAATAGAAGACCAAGTTCAAGAGATGTATGAACTTCCACCTGAATTTATAGTAGGTTAAAATGGCGACTAATAAGTTTTTCAAACATGCGATTAAGTCCGAACAAGGTTTAATAGAAGATTTAACCACAGAATCAATTAAAATCTATGGACATGATGTAATCTATATCCCAAGAACATTGGTTAATAAAGATTTCTTGTTTGGAGAAGATACTATTTCTAAATTTGAACAGGGTATCAATATCGAAATGTATATTTCCAGTGTTGATGGATTTGAGGGTGAAGGTGATTTTGCTTCTAAGTTTGGTATTCAAATAAAAGATACTGTGGAATTTGTTGTATCTAAAAAGCAATTTGAAAGATATTTATCTCACGAAAGTTCAATTAATAGACCTAGAGAAGGGGACTTAATATATCTTCCTCTCTCAAAGGGTTTGTTTGAAATTAAATTTGTAGAACATGAAAATCCATTTTATCAATTGGGTAGACTTCATTCATATAAACTTTCATGTGAACTCTTTGAATATAGTGAAGAAGATTTCACTACTGGATTTACTGATATTGATAGGGTTGAAGATATTTCAGAAAATATTGCATTCAACATTTATGTTACTGGCGGATATACCACTAACTATAGTGTTGGTGAATATGTTTATCAAGGAACTGCTGGATTTGGACCTAGTGGCGTAAGTGCATCATGGTATGCAACTGTTCTAAATTGGGCTACTGGAGGAACTGCTGGACCGGATGGTGCAGGATATAATTTACTAACCGTTGCAGGACCTTCTGGCGCAACAGGATTTGTTACAGGAACGAGTGTTACTGCTGGAGTTAGTGGTGCAAGTTCAGATGCATTCTATATCGCAGGAAATACATTAGACCCAGCGATACGAACGGTTGTCATTGCAGATGATTATGATGATGCAGATGATTTTGAAATGGGTGGGGATTCCATCTTTGACTTTACTGATACTGACCCATTCTCGGAGGGTAATCTATAATGGCACATAAGTGGATAGATTTAAATAAAATTATTATTAGAAATGCAAAATGTTTGACGACAGACAATTTACCAAACAAAATCCAGGACAAAGATTTCGGTCATTATTTATTCAAAATAAAAGATTCAGTTCATTATAAATCACTTGAAGATTCTGTTACATGTCCCAAGTGTGACGGAGATAAATGTAAACATTGCGATGGCAGGGGATACCATCTAAACTTGGACTTATATTTAGATTATTGTAAACACACTCAGCCAGAGAAAGACAGCGAATGGCACTCTAATCGTTATAAAAACCTTATAGATTCGTTCCATACTAATGGATTTGGAAAATGTCCCAGTGGAGAAAGAATTAGATTACATATTTTGCCAAATCAAGATGCATTTTTTTGCGTAGATGGGTCGCATAGACTGGCAGTTATTTTACGATACGGCCACCATAACGAGAGCAAAATTCCAGGCCACTATTTTGATATTGTTCCTTGGGACCCGCTTGGGAGGGGCCATCCTTCGGCACATCTATATCCGCGGATTAAAATGGAGGGTAATCTATAATGTTTACTACATTTTATCATAATTCAGTAAGAAACGTAGTAATTGCTTTTGGGTCTTTATTTAATGACATTTATGTTACTAGAAAAAATGCAGATGGAACTACAAAAGAACAAATCAAAGTTCCTATTTCATATGGACCTAGTGAAAAATTTATTAGAAGAATTAGCGAATCTAGTTCAATTACAGATGATACTAAAGTAGCAATTACTCTTCCAAGGCTTGGGTTTGAATTAACCTCTATGGACTATGATGGACAGAGAAAAAGAAATACAATGAGTCAGCGAACTCTTATGGCCGATACTGGTGTAACGAGTGTATCATTTGATTATGCAGAAGTTCCGTATAATTTTTCTTTTAGGTTGTCTGCTTTTGTTAGACATATGGATGATGGACTGCAAATAGTAGAACAAATTTTACCATACTTTACTCCAGAATTTAATGTTACTATTAATATGACCAGTCTTCACTCAAAAATTGACATGCCTGTTATATTACAATCTACTGCAATCACCGAAGACTATGAAGGCGATTTTGATGCAAGAAGAAATCTTCAATTTGATTTTGAGTTTTTAGCAAAATCTTATGTTTATGGTCCTGTCAAATCATCTAAAATTATCAAGCAAGTTGATGCAACAATATGGAACAGCGATTTTACAGGAAGTGGCGATGGTCTTTCTGGAGCAACAGGAGCATTATCAATGTTAGAAACTTTTGTTACTGGTCCTTCTGGTTCGGCATCTGCAATTGATGATTATTCATCAGATACACTAACATGGGTATTTGGTGCTTCTATGGATTACGCAGGCAATACATATAATACCAACCCATAAGGAGAATATAAATGTTAAATTTTAAAAAATATTTAAGAGAAAGTTTAAAAGAAGCGGCAGAATCGGCGAAGACCCCTGCGCCCATCAAGATACCGTGTGAATTTGAAGGACATTGTGCTTGGGTGATGAATCCTTGTTGTTTGATAGATAAAAATGGTCAATGTGTTGCTTGTTTTGAAGGATGGTGTTGTTGCAATGAAGACTGCGAATATGACCACATTGAATCCCACAAACCAGGCGCCACCCCAAGATGTTGTATTGAGAATACTTGCAACTGCATTAACCAAGATGGTACGGATTGGATTGCTTCCCAGAACCGGCCGCAAGCACAGAAAGGTGCAATGGTGGCGCCATCGGATGCAATATCAAAAAATGTAAAAGAATTATAATGGCAAAGAAAAAAGTGAATGAGCGCATCAGTGATGCATTAAATATAGAACATGAAGTGATTGAGGGTGATGTTATAGAAACAGAAATCGTACATACCCCAGAACCAAAACAAGTTCATCTTGAAAAAGATTATACTGATGTTCGAGATAACCTAAAAGATATTATTGATAAGGGTACTACTGCGATTGACGGTATTCTTTCTGTTGCATCCGAAGGGGAATCCCCTAGAGCATACGAAGTTGTTTCTCAACTCATCAAGAGTGTGTCGGAAGCAAATAAGGACTTGATATCCCTGCACAAGCAAATCAAGGACATCAAGAAGGAAGATGTTACTCTTAACCAACACAACACAACAAACCAATCTATCTTTGTGGGTTCTACAAAAGACTTGCAGGCCCTCGTAAAGAAAAATGTTCAACAGATAGAAGACATGAACGATGACCCATCCTAGAGATTCATATCTTGGAAACAAGAACCTAAAAGCATCCGATGTTCCAGTTAATTTTACTAAAGAGCAAGTAGAAGAATATCTGAAATGTGCTGATGACCCCGAATATTTTATTAGAACATATATTCAAATTGTGAATGTGGATGAGGGACTTATACCGTTCGATTTATATGACTTTCAATCTGATATTATAAACAAAGTACACAACCATAGATTTGTTATTGCCAAACTTCCACGACAGAGTGGTAAGTCTACTACTGTTATTGC